GAATAAAGCACGTCAGTTTGTCAATAGTACAGGCATGACTATTTACATAAACACGCACCCGAATAGCGAAAGCGGACGTAACGGGAATTTATATACTGAAGGCGAATACAAAGGACACCTGAAAGCTCCCTTGAAAGACCATATCGAAGGCGGTAAAAGTTTCTTGAATAGGTGTGACGATATGTTTGTTATTCACCGACTAATCAAACACCCTGAAATGAAATTTAAAACTTGGGTTAACGTCGAAAAAGTTAAGGACATGGAAACAGGTGGACGTCACACACCTATTAACGAACCTGTAATGCTTGACTTTAACAAAGGTTTAGGCTTTGAAGTGTACGGAGTCGACCCATTACGTAAACACCGACCAAAAGAAATACAAACAAAAACACCTTTTTAATATGAAAATAGCATGGTTTAGTTGTGGCATCACTAGCGCTGTAGCGTGTAAGATAGCCCTAGAGCAATACGGAAAAGACAACGTAGAACTTTACTATATGGTAATAGACTCCGCGCACCAAGACAATGAACGCTTTATTCTAGAATGCGAACAATGGTATGGTAAAAAAATTAACAAAATACGAAGTAAAAAGTACGCCGACCAATTCGAGGTAATAGAAAAAACAAAATACATTAACGGCCCAGCAGGCGCAAGGTGTACCCTAGAACTAAAAAAAGGCGTGCGTTACGAAATAGAAAAACAACTAGACTACGACGGGCAAATTTTTGGCTTTGAGTTTTCACGTAAGGAAATAAACAGGGCTATTCGTTTCGGCCAGCAACACCCAAACGCGAAACCGCTATTTCCGTTAATTGAACGACAACTAAGTAAAGAACAATGCGCCGAACTACTACTGAAAAACGGAATACAACTGCCTAAAATGTACTTACTAGGCTTTCACAATAACAACTGCATAGGTTGCGTAAAGGGTGGTAAGGGTTACTGGAATAAAATAAGGGCTGAATTTCCCGAAGTATTCGACAAAATGGCTAACCTTGAAACTCAAATAGGCGCGACGTGTATTAAAGGGCAGTATCTTAAAGACTTAGGAATAAACGACGGAAAACACGAACCGCCAATAGTACCCGACTGCGGTACTTTTTGCGAGATAGAATTTGCTGACTTAATTGATCCAAACACCGAACCGATATTTAACAAAGAAATGAGCATAAAACAACTAAAACTATTTTAATGGAACTAGACTTGAAAATACTTTGGGCCAAGAATGTTATTTGGTGCGTTCGTGAACGAATTAAAAACGTACGTGAAAAGCTAGAAAAGGACAAACCAGACGCAAAGGACTACATAGAAGGAAGTAAAGAAAGCGAAGAACAACTGCTAAAGACCGAACTAGTAATAATCGAAATGGAAAACGAAATCAAAGGACTTAACCGCGAACTAAACCAGCTAGCTAGACGTAACGCTGAACTGCGAGTAGCCTACCAAGAACTAAAAAACGAACTAAAGTTTAAAGACATAGACCTTTAACTATACGCCTAAGCATATAAAAACACAAATATAAACGAAAATATACGTAAAAACATATAATGAACAATGACAAAATACAATGCTTCACCTGTTTTAAGTTTAAACCCCTTACAAGCTACGACGAAAACCGACGCGAATACGGACGACCAGAACGAAAAGGTAAACTATTTAGTTGCAAAAGATGCACACGCGCTAGAATGCTGCGTGAATTACGAGCAGTTCGATACGACTTTACAGAACGAAAGTTTGTAGTACACCACTTTAAGAATAAAAATCAAGCCTTAAAATTTATAAGAGAATGAAAAAAATACTAGTAGGATCCGACTTTAGCGGTGTAGGCGCATTTAACCAAGCGCTAAAAAGATTAGGTGTTAACTATGAAGAAGTCTTTGCGTGCGACATGGATAAATTTGCGCGTGAAACATTTATACATAACTACGGAGAACCTAAATATTACCCTACAAATGTCTACGAAAGGGAAATTCCTAAGCAGTCCTTAGATATTTATATGACTAGCCCACCTTGTCAGGCGTTTTCACTAGCTGGCAAGCGTAAAGGTAAAGAAGACTTAAGGGGTATTTTGTTTTTTAATAGCCTAGAATTTATTCAAAAGAACAACCCGCGCTTTTTTATTTTCGAAAATGTCAAAGGTTTACTTTCGGACGACGGCGGAAATACGTTTCAAGAATGGGTTAACTTGTTAGGCGGTAAGTCAGTTAACGGAGTTCCTGTTTTATTCCCTTACGAAGGTTCGGTTAACTATCATTTGTACTACCAAGTTCTAAACGCCAAAAAACACGGCGTGCCACAAAACCGCGAACGTATTTTCTTAATAGGAATACGCGACGACCAAGACAACCGCTTTCAATTTCCAAAAGAAGAACATTTAAGTAAACGACTTAAAGACGTACTAGAAGAAAATGTCGATGCTAAATATTTTTTAAGTGACAAAATGATTAATGTTTTAATTCATCACAATAACCCAATTATTAATAATGATTTACCAAATCAAAGCGCATCAATTTTAGCTTCTTATTTTAAAATGGGTGGAAGGGATCAACAATATCTTAAAGTAAAGTCAGCTACACAAAATGGTTACGAAAAAGCTACAATAGGCGACTCAATTAATTTTAGCGTTCCAAATAGTGAAACCCGTCGCGGTCGTGTAGGTAAAGAAGTAGCACAAACTTTAGACACGTCTTGCAATCAAGGTACTATTGAAAATAAAACAATCCGAAGATTGACACCGCGTGAATGCTTTAGACTTATGGACTTTCCAGACTCATTTACTTGGCCTGTGTCAGACTCGCAAGCATATAAACAAGCGGGTAACTCTATAGTCGTTAATGTATTGTACAAAATATTAAAAAATTTACCGTTATGAGGTGTAAAAATTGCCGTGAAAAGTTCGAGGCTATTAAATTCAATCAAAAATACTGCCTAAAAGACGAATGTATTAAAGCGTTTGTAGAAGAAGTTAAGGCTAAGGAATGGAAAAAAACTAAGGCCAAGCTTAAGAACGAAATAAAAACGAACTCAGACTGGCTTAAAGAAGCTCAAAAAGTATTTAATACATACATACGCCTAAGGGATCATGGTAAACCTTGCGTCAGTTGCAGCGGTTCTTTAGGTGAAAAGTACGACGCTGGGCATTATTTTAGCATGGGCGGACACAAAGCCGTTACGTTTAACGAAGACAACGTTCATGCACAATGCGTAACCTGTAACCGATACAAACACGGCAACCTTTTAGAATATCAAATAGGCATTGAAAAGCGAATAGGCGCTGAACGACTGCTAAAACTACACGCTGAGGCCCATGAGGTGCGTAAGTACACCACCGACGAACTAAAAGAAATTATAAAAAAATATAAGAAAAAGTGTAAGGAATTAAAATAAGTATTATATTTGCATATAACAATTTAAAAACAAGCTATGAAAAATTTATTTAAAGCGTTGGCTAATTTCCAACAAGAAGTGCCAGTAATTCACAAAGGAACTCAGGGGTTCGGCTATTCTTACGCCGACTTACCCGCTATTTTCGACAAGATTAACCCGCTACTAAAGAAACACGGGCTAGGCTTTACGCAATTAATTAACGGCACAGACTTAGTAACTTGCATTTTTCACGTAGAAAGCGGCGAAGAAATTAGTAGCACTACGGCAATACCGCAAGGCGTACAACTCAAAGGCATGAACGACTTTCAAGTTATGGGGTCGGCTATTACTTACGTTCGACGCTATGCCCTCAGTTCAGCTTTAGGCCTAGTTACAGACAAAGATACGGACGCAAGCGGTGAACAAGTAAAGAAATTACCAGCTATTGATAACAAACGCTTTCAAGACGCGTGCAAAGCTATCGTAGAAGGTAAAGTAACGAAGGAAAAGATAACGTCTAGCTTCACTTTGACTGAGTCACAAACCGAAATGCTTAACGCCCTATGACTGCTTTTAAAGTACGATGCTCGGCACTTGGAAAAGTAATGACATCACCTCGTTCGAAAAGCGAAATACTCAGCCAAACGGCTAAGACATACGTAGAAGAACAAGTTCTACTAGCAAAATACGGAATAATCAAAACGTTTAACTCGCGTTACACCGACAAAGGTAACCTAGTAGAAGACGAAAGTATTAAACTAGCTAGCGAGGTCCTAGAGTTAGGCTTTATTTTAAAGAACGACGAACATTTCAGTAACGATTGGGTAACGGGTACGCCCGACGTAAACACGGCTAACTATGTTCTAGACGTAAAAAGTTCTTGGGATGCTACTACATTCCCGTTTTTCGCTACGGAAATACCGACTAAAGACTACTACTACCAATTACAGGGCTATATGTGGCTCACAGGTAAACAAAAAAGTTTACTAGTTTACTGCCTAGTCAATACACCGCTAGACATGGTACAAGACGAAATAAGACGCGCCCATTGGAACGCTAACCTACTCGAAGAAAGTTTGGATCTTATAGACGAAGTACAGAAACGCCACAACTTCGACCACATTCCCGACAACCGACGTGTTAAAGTATTTGAGGTTGAACGTGACGACGAAGTAATAGAACAAATAAAAGAACGCGTCGAACTATGCCGCGAGTATTACGAAACCCTTTACAATTTCCTATGAAACAACAAATAGAAGACAAAATAGTTTTACGTGTTTTGGCCCGTTTTAACGAACGTTCTAAACTCGGAATAATGAAATACAACACTACGCTAGAAAGAAACGACCTAAGCGCCTTAGAATGGCTTACACACCTACAGGATGAACTTATGGACGCGACTTTGTACGTAGAACGACTAAAAGACGAAGTAAAAACCTTTAAACAACAAGAACAATGAAACAGACAGCAGTAGAATGGTTGGTGGCAGAATTATGGGAGTGTAAAAAAACCAAATCAAATTGGAAAATATTAGAAAATCAAGCCAAAGAAATGGAAAAGCAACAGATAATTGAATTTACTTGGACACATAGCGATATTTCATTAGCAGATATTGAAAAAGAATTTAACGAAACATTTAATCAAAAACAATGAAACTAAACAAAGACGATAGACGTGAAGAAATGGCTGCTTATGGCACTATGGTTATTCTCGCAGTAGGTTTAATGCTAATAATCTACTCAATATTCAGTAACATTTTAAATTAAATACAATGGAAAACAAGTTAAACACTGGAGCAATCTTTAAAAACGACAAAAAGACGAGCGCTAACCAACCCGACTACAGGGGAAAAGTAAACGTAAACGGCAAAGAAATGGAGGTTGCATTGTGGGTTAAGACGTCTAGCAACGGAAATAGTTATTTCAGCGCGTCTTTTTCTGAACCTTACG